AAGACAAAAAGTTATTCCAATCATGCCATATTCTACACAAACAAGGAAGATATTTCATAGTACATTTTAAAGAACTGTTTGCACTAGATGGTAAGTTTGCAAACTTTTCAGAGAATGATATTGAAAGAAGGAATACTATTGCTCAATTACTGGGCGATTGGGGTTTGATTACTATATTAAATAAAGAGCAAGCTGAGAACAAGGCACCTCTTTCACAGATTAAAGTTCTTGCGTTTAAAGATAAGAGCGACTGGGACTTACAAGCAAAATATAACATAGGTAAAAAAGTAGATGACGAAGGCTCCGAAGTTTAGAGAATTTATTTCAGAGGCAAAAGATGATAAGAAGTACAGAGTACTTGTTATTTCTGGCGACCCAAAACCTGCTAAGCAAAAACTATTTCGTACCGCTAGAAGAATTGTAGAAGAATGTAAAGCGGCAGGTCATAAAGTTTATGTGGTAGAGATTGAAGGCACTCGTATCGAATATGAAGATGGTGTATACAAGATATACAATCAAGGTGATGAAGAAGGATTTGAAATACACCGTGAGAACACAATAGCAATTGTTCGAGGTTCAGTTCGATTAAAGTTAAGTTGGATGGACTTAATATCTCGTCTTGAAAAAACAGGTATCTGTATGGTAAACAGCAGAGAAGTTGTTGAAATATCTTCTGACAAATATAGAACCTATGTTAAGTTAATGGACTTTGGTTTGACACAACCTAAGACAGTTCTTATACCTAATGCAGATAACTGGAAACCAGCACTAGAAGAACTAGATACAAAATTTCCAATCATTATGAAAACCCTAGAAGGGTCAAAAGGTGTTGGTGTTTTGTTCGTTGAGTCTGAAAGGCAGATTGAATCTTTAATTCAATTACTTTACAGTCAAAATGAATCTGTCGATTTGTTGATTCAAGAATATATTAAAACTGATGGCGACATTCGTGTTTTAGTTTTGGGTGGTAAAATTATTGCTGCTATGAAAAGAAGTGTTGTTGAGGGCGATTTTAGGTCTAATGTTTCTCAAGGGGCGGCAGTTAATGAGTACCCTTTAACTGAACTAGAAGTAGAGCAATGCCTGTTAGCTTCAAAAGCAATTGACGGTACTTGGACTGCTGTTGATTTCATACCATCAAAGAATCCAAAGAAAGACCCACCATACATTCTTGAAGTGAATCATTCGCCAGGTACAGAAGGCATTGAAGAGGCAACTAAAAGAAACATTGTTAAAGATGTTATTAAATATTTTACTAATCCAAAAAACAGATATCCTGTTTCTACACAATGTGGACATAGAGAAGTTGTCAACATACATCCGTTTGGCGAAATCATTGCAAAATTTGATACTGGTAATGGACAGTATTCAGTTCTTCATGCAGAAGATATTAAAACATCAGGCAAGAAGATTACTTTTAAAATGAGAAACAAAACTATTACTACAGACTTAATAGATACATACGAGGCAGACACAGGCGGCGGAGTAGATAAACGACCACTTATTAAACTTGATGTAGATTTTGCAGGTAGTACTTATAAAGATGTTATGTTTGGACTAAATGACAGAAGTAATATGGGCACAGAAGTTTTGTTTAATCGATATGTAATGTCCGAAATGTTCAATGTAATGGTAAACCCAGCAAGAAAATATATAGTTACAACAAAATACAGTCTTGACTAAAGGCTTGACAAAACAGTACGACTACTGTATAATAGTCTATATTAAATAATGAAAAGGAGTAAATCATGGCACAAAATCATCAAACAGCAAACCCACTATTTAAAGCACTAATTAAGCAATACGAATCAGAAGTTGCAAGTGCATTTGCTACACTAGTAGTTTATTTCGATAACCCTGTTGCAATAGGCGAACATCCTCAACACTTAGATGAGATGGATAAACTAGTTGCTAAAATAGCAGATGCAGAAGATAAACTTCAAGCACTAAATAAACATTTCAATAATACACAAATATAATTAATGAAGTTCTACACAAGTGTACTTCCTTACAGAGGTCGGTTGTTAGTTCGTGGTGTCGATAAAGATGG